GGTTTATTTTTAAACCAAAGGACTCAAGAAGTTCGATTGTAAACTCGGCTTGCGCCGTTTCTACAATCACGTCGTCACCATACACTAAGAAACCATCGAAGGTATCCGTACCGTCGACAGTTTCTGCACCCAACTCTGCTCCGGCCATAAGTGCCCAGATTGTTAACGCCAATATAGGGAAGCATAAACAACTTCCCATTGGTGCGAACTTTCTGAGAGGTAACGTACGGCCGTCTGGCAGTAGTGTTGAGGAGGTCCTGCATGCTTCGAGATACGGAAGAACCGTGTCTGGAAACAGCAGGCGAACGAGTTCAAGAGAAACTCTATCAGAGGCCTCATTGAGGTCTAGGGTAGAATACTTACCATTTTCAGAGCCGAAAAGGGCTCCAATCTGGTTAGGCTCTTGATCTGTGAAATGAACAGTCCATTTAGTTAATGGATGCTGTTCAACCCACCGTACTATGGCCTTACCTAATCCTTGCTGGACCCATTGATAATCAACAGGTTCACAAGAGATAAGGCGGGGGCCGCGGCTATCCTTCGGGACAAGGCAAACCTTGGCCGGAAGAGACAGACTACCTAAGGACGCGAAGTCCTTATAAGTATCACAGACATGCCCGGGAGACGCAAAAAAGTATGCATCTAACGGGTATACGTCTGTGATCGATTGACTGATATTTGACCATTGGAACTTGCCCCAGAGTTTTTGCTTTGTAGCAACAGCTCCAGGACCGTGCCTAGGTTGTATATCAGTTGGATCGAAACGTGAGAAGAGTCTAGTTAAGAGTCTTCTCGCACCGCGACAGGCTTTTTCAGGTGCTGATAAATCAGCATCTTTGATACGCCTGTCCTGAACACGAAGTCGCATTGCTGCGATATTCGCATCACTAGTAACAAGGTCTACCTCGGTTCTTTCGAACTTAGAGATGACCTCGCGCGCAAGTTCCTCGGTATACGGACGTTCGTATTTATAAAATAAATACAGAACATCTCGTAGAACCTGGATGCTTGT